ATGGCAACACCCCGAGGCAACATAGGACGGCAACAGCCGACCCCCAACAGCGCAGGTGAAGCGGGGAATACCACACCCCACAACGGCAACCACCCCACCCGGAACCCTGGCGGACACTGCGGCACCTACCGCGACGTCCTCGGCGGCTGGGCGCAAGGCGTCAAACTCTGCCACCCCGATGTCGGCATGGACTGCTACCGGCTCGTCACCGTCTACAAAGAACCTGTCGGCGCACGACTCCCCGGCGGCGAGTTGTACGACACGGAGGACCCCATCTCAACGCTCGACCGGGACCTTGAGCGCTGGGCAGAGTTGCTACGGAGGTTGGCCTGATGCGCGACATCAAAGTTGGTGACCACGTCCACTTCGATGGCCCACACTTCATGTGCGCCATCGTCACCGAAGTCAACGACGACGGAACCTACACAGCGCAGGCCCACCACGAGGGGAACCAAAGACTGCCCCGAATACATGAAGTGGTCCACGTATCAAGCTGCGATGGCCCGTGACTGGATCGACGGTGTGTTCTGATGCCTGACTTCAAAGTAGGAGACCGGGTGCTCGTCGACTTCGGGGGGCGCCCGCACACGGGCATGGTTGTTCGCTGCTACCGCAACTACTGCACGGTCGAGGTCCGCGTATCCGGGGCGGACGATCCTGTGTACCACTACGCGGACCAATCCGTCCTGGAGCACATCGACTGATGGCTTCTATCCAGTCGCGGCCACTCAAAGACGGCACCCCACGATGGCGGGTGCTGTGGCGCGAAGGCAAAGACCAGAAGAACCAAACCTTCTGGGACCTGGTCGCCGCCGAAGAGTTCAAAACCAACCTGGAACTACACGGTGTTGACGAGGCGTACCGGGTGCTCGATTTGGTCGACACGGTTGGCAGGGAACTCACACTCACCCAATGGTTGAAACGCCACACCCAAGAACTCACCGGAATCCAGCAAGCCACCCGCGACCGATACACCTCCTACATCGAGCACGACATCGCCCCCACCATCGGCACCCTGCCCCTCTCGGCGGTCACCGAAGCCACCATCGGGCGGTGGGTGGCCGGCATGGAATCCACCTCCTCCGGTAAAACTCTCCAGAACAAACACGCCTTCCTCAGTGGCGCGTTGAAAGCTGCTGTCCGGGATGGGCGGATCGACCGCAACCCGTGCGACAACAGACGCCTCCCCCGCACCCTAAAAACGGAGATGGTGTTCCTGTCGAAGACAGAGTTCGACCAGATTCACGGGGCAATCAAACGGGACCTGTGGAAAGACCTCGCCCTGTGGCTGGTCAGCACGGGCATGAGGTTCGGTGAAGCCACCGCCCTGCAACCCGGAGACGTCGACCTCGCCGAGGGGACGTGCCGTATCTCGCGGTCGTGGAAGTACTCGGGCGGCTACAAACGGGTGTTGGGCACCACGAAGACCCGACGCTCCGACCGGACCATCAACCTGCCCCCGCCGGCGGTGGAGATCGCGCAGAGACGCCAGGGCGGGGAGTGGCTGTTCCACAACCTCGCCGGCAACCCAGTCGGGCCGCAGGACTTCTACAACCAGGCGTGGGGTGAGGCCCGCAAAGTCCTCCTGAATGAGGCGGGGGAGGGGAAGAAACCGCGGGTGCATGATCTGCGGCACACGTGCGCGTCGTGGATGATCGCGGCGGGTGTGCCGTTGGTGGTGGTGTCTCGCCATTTGGGGCATGAGGACATCACCACCACCGCCCAGGTGTACACACATCTGGATCGGGAGGGCTTCAGGCAGGCCGCCGACGCGATCGGGAAACTGTTCACCTGATACTCAACGCCCGTTGTAACCCGTTGCGGTGCAACGTGACTGCTACGTGACTCAACGGTAAGAGCAGAAAGTCCCGGATTCGTACGCCGGGTTAACGTATTGTCGGTGACGCGGGATACATTCCCTGTGATCTTCCAAACCGGCGTTCACATCCGGTTCGAGATCACAAGAGAATCTGTCGGTCGGGGGGCTTCCCACCCCCATGACGTTTGTGAGTCGTTCGTGCCAAATCGCGTGGTGGAGGAACCCAACAACCAGGACTGGCGGCGTCGTTGCGCCGACGCCCTCGACGCAGTCAACCTCTCGGACCTACCCGACGAACAACTCGCTCAACTAACCCTGCTTCTTGAGACGTTTGTTGTCTCTGAGTTGCGCACGCGCCGCAGCCTGCGCGGTGTCGAGCGCTGCCCCGGACTCCGCATCGTCCGATGACTCGGTCTTCTCACCTTCACCCGCTTCGCCCGATGCTCCCTGTTCCTCGGCCGAATCATCGTGGGTGCGTGTAAGTAGTGCATCAATCTCTCCGATCGTCCAGTCTTTGTATTCGTGGTTGAAGATTCGCCGGCCGTGCGCGGCGACTTCGAGCTTTCCGTCACGTGACAGCAGCGGGTAGATGAGGGGCAGTTCGGCGATCCGGTAGTCATCCATCTGTTGCCGTTGCTCGGGGGTGGTGTCCCGTTTGGGCCAGCCACCCGGCGGCGGGATGGGCGCCCGGGGCGCGTCACGCGGGGTGGGTTCTCCGCCGGCTAGTACGCGTTGAGCGCTGCCGGTCTCCCACTGCAGCCCCACATCGAGTTTGCGAAGCGTTGTCTTTCGGTTGCCTGGCTTCCACTCTGCGTTCTCAATCTTGGTCATGGTGGTGTCTGTCGGGCCACCGGCGTCGGCGATCTCCTGCTGGGTTAGGCCTAGTGCTATGCGTCGTTCGTAGACGATGCGTGCGAAGCGCTCCAAATCCATGCCGCCAACTATGGCCGAAAATCTCGGCAAACAACAGTCTCGTAGAGCAAACATCAGACATTGCCGGTGAACTGCAACGGGAGTTACACACATGTCGTTTCGCAGCTAGATAGAAGTTTGCCCACCGATGGGGTTGTGATTGGGGCATGTTTGCCCTACAGTCGAGTCATGCCCCCAAACAACCCGCAATCGCGGAGCAAGTACCGCAATCAACGGGAGCATATGAATCCCCCCGTTGTCACACTCCACACGGCCCGCAAGATAAGCGGTAAGACGCTCCAAGACGTCTGCGACTACATCGATCGTGAGTTCACCTTCCCCAGGAAGGTCAGTCGCGGAACCATCAGCGCGATTGAACTTGGCCACCGTGGCGCGAGCGTCGAAATGCTTGATGCCATTGCGAGTGCTCTTGGCATCTCTGCCGATGCCATTGACACCGAGTACGAGCCGCGCCGTTCGCGCCAACCGAAGTCGGTGGCGTGATGGCTTCCCCCGCTCTCGCTGCCGCCGCATTCGACGGTATGACCGCAGCTTTCGACCTCGTCGCCCAATGGCTCCGTGACGGCTGGACCGCCAACCCCGCCGAACTCGAAAAGTATGCGGATGCACAACGTGTTGCTGCCGCCCGTATCCGGGAGAGCCAGTGACCGACATCCGAGACAACGCCCGCAAGTTCCTGGACACCACGGAACGCAACGAGTCGCCCACCGCAGAGCGGGCCGTGATCCTCGTCGAGGGAATGCTCGCCGAACTCGACCGCACATACGCGGAGATCGACATCGCGGTCAGCGCGGTCAGTGGCCTTGCGCGGCAACTCGAAGCGTTCGGCCGTGACTGTGTCGCCAACGGTGACATGACGCCGGCAGCGGAACGGATGCTGCGCCGAATCCTGGGCGGTGCGGAATGACCGCCGCCAGTTTCTACGCGCAGATGCCGGAACCGGCACCGTCACGGCGGATGCGACGGCAACGCCTCCACCGCATCCTCGCCCGCATCGACGACACCCCATTCACAGACCACTCGCGTCCGGGCTGCTGCCAGGGCGTGAGCGTGCAGGCCGATCCCCTCTCACAGCCTGCACAGCCCGACGCCTCGTCAGCGTCGGGCACCAAAACTTCCGGCAGCGGCCAGTGGATTCCCGACCCCCAAAACTCGAGCGCCGCTGCCGGAACACCCCTCAAAAAGTGAAACGGCCTCCACTCGCCGCTAACGAGTGAAGGCCCACAAGGAAACAGGAGAGTCCCTTGACTACCGAGAATATCACCACCCGCATCAGAGCTGTCCTCGCCGACAGTGACGCCAACGACCCGCACGCTGTCGCCGAACAGGTACTGGACGGTTCGACTGCTACTGAACGTAAAGCGTGGCTGGCGAGTGTGTTGCCGGCGTACGTGTCGGATGTGATGCGGTCCGACCGCAACGCTGCACTGAATCAGGCTGCGAGGCCGTCTCGTCGGATGCCGTCTGCATCAGCGAAGGTGGCGGGTGTTCGGGATTGGTGGACGAAGTTCATTGAGTCTCGGATCGCGGTGGGCGCGGAGTGGAAGTCGGTTGGTGACCTGACTGCTGAGGATTTGGCGAAGGTGGTTGCTGAGCGCCGTGATCAGGCTGCTCGCATCCATACTCAGGCGGACCGCTATGAATCGTTGATTGGCCTGCTCGGCAGACATGGTGCTGCGTGTGTCCGTGAACTTCCGTCCGATGTTGTGCTTGCTTCCGGTGTGGCGGTGGCGGCATGACCATCACAGAACTTGCCCTCGACCAACCTGATTACGCTACCCAGACCAGGACCGTCGAGGGCACTCAAACATCCGAACCGGCCAACATGCGGCCGACCACCCATACTACTCGCGCCGGTTCGGACCCAACTTCCTCGCCCGCCACTGAACCAGCGAACACCCATGGCATCTGCGCGGGCGAGGATTCAACTTCCAGCAGTGGCCAGGTAGGGCTCGATACCCAAAGGAAACCCGCTGCTGCTGGACCCAACTTCACCGACGGCCATATCGGTCGCGATGCCCAGAGAATTCCCGCTGTCGGTGACTCAACTCCCCCTGCGGCCATGGTCGCCGCGATGCCCATGTCTCAACCGCCGCAGGGGGCCACAACTTCCACCGGGGGCCATCTAGAACCCGATGCCCAAAGGCCGAGCGCCCCCGGCGGATTCCTCCGCGACCCCGTCATTGGCGTCCTCGCAGACGTGTTGGACGACCTCGAAAAGGTGAGGATCGCCAACGCCAACCGCGTTCGCATCCTCACCCGCAACGAAGCCGACAGCGACGGCGAAAACCGAGGCTTCGGCCTGACTGAGGATCACCCCGAGGTCGCCAAACTCGCGTTGACAGTAAAAGCGTTGGAAGCTGCCGAACACGACGCCATCCTCAACCTGCAACGCGCCCTCCGCAAACACCCACTCGCCGCGTTTCAGAAGCGCCACAAAGGGCTGGGGGAGAAGCAATTCGCACGTCTCCTCGCAGTGCTCGGTGACCCCTACTGGAACGACCTGCACGACCGCCCGCGCACGGTCAGCGAGCTGTGGGCGTATGCGGGATTCCACGTCATCAGAACTTCCGGCGGCGGCCATCTCTCGGGCGATACCCACAAGGCCAGCGCCGCTGCCGGTTCAACGTCCACCCCGGGGGCCAGCGTCGTTGCGCGCGCCCATATTACCTGCGCCCCCGGGGTGGCACCCAAACGCCAACGCGGGCAGCAGAGCAACTGGAACGAGACAGCCCGCAAACGGGTGTGGGTCATCGCATCCTCGATGCCCAAGTTTCCCGGCGGGCACTACGAGCAGGTGTACCGGGCGGCACGTGAGAAGTACGCCGACGCCACCCACCCCACCGACTGTGTCCGTTGCGGCCCCGCCGGAAAACCAGCACCCGCAGGGTCCGAACTCTCCGACGGCCACAAACACGCACGCGCTATCCGCATCGTCGCGAAAGAACTCCTCAAAGACATATGGCGGGAATCCCGAGACCTCTACGAAAACCAGGAGCAATAGGCATGAGTGACATCCTCCCGTTCAACTACGGCGACCACATCGTCCGAACCATCCTCATCGGCGGCGAACCGTGGTTCGTTCTCGCCGACCTGTGCAAAGTCCTCGACCTCAGCAACCCCAGCATGGTCGCCGACCGCCTCAACCCCGATGACCTAAGCACTACTGAGGTCATCGACTCAATGGGCCGCCGGCAGCAGGCACGCATCGTCAACGAATCGGGCATGTACGAGACCGTGTTCATGTCTCGCAAACCTGAGGCAGTCGCGTTCCGCCGCTGGGTTACCAGCACTGTGCTTCCCGAGATCCGCAAGACCGGTTCATTCAATGCTCAACCCGCACTGACCGGGCCGGAGTTAATGGCGCTCGCGTTGCAGGAGTCGCAACGCACCATCGAGCAACGCGAAGCCCGCATCTACCAGCTCGACCAGATCATCACCGAGCAGGCCCCGAAAGTGACCTACGTAGACACCTACGTCACCGACGCCGACCTCCTGTCGTTTTCCACTGTCGCATCGACGTGCGGGCTCACTGAGAAGGCGTTGCGCAAACTTCTGATTGAGCGGGACTGGATTTATTCGCAGCAGGATTCGCGGTGGTCGGAACGTCGGCAGCAGAAGGTGACCCGGAACCGGTATTCGGAGAAGGCCGATAAGAAGCGGTATTTCCGGCGGGTGGAGGTGCATGAGGCTCCGAGGTTTCGGGGGTCGGAGGTCATGCACACGTTGAAGATCACGCCGCAGGGTGCTGAGGCTATCGCCCGACTTGTGGAGCGTGCCGCATGAGTCACTTCAGTTTCTACGCCGAACCTGCCCCGGTGGAGACCCGCCACGGAGACATCTACATCGGTCTCGGCGAATCCACCACCGGTGACGAATCCGTGTCGATCGTGTGCCACGACCAGGACCGCTACGACATTCACCTATCCCGGGAGCAAGCAATCGTGTTGCGGGATTTGTTGTCCGAACACATCGACGCCATGAGTAGAAGAAGAGAGGTTGCGGCATGAGTTTGGAAGAACTTCAACTCCTCTCCCCGGAGGAGGTGTCTGTGCTCATCTCCCCGAAGAATGGTCGACCGATTACGCCGGATCTGATCAAACAGCGGTTGCGGGATAAGCGTTGGCCGGGACGCAAAATCGGGCATGGCTGGTACATGTCGGCGGCGGATGTGCAGGCGGCGTTGGATGTGGAGTTTTCGAAGCCTCGGGAGCCGAAGGCGTTGCCGGCGTCGGGTGTGTCTCCTCGGTCGCGGCGGATGCGGAGGGCGTCGTGAGGGGCATCGTCAACGGCCTGTTGTTCGCTGTGCCGATGTGGGCTGTCATCGGATTCGCCTGGTCCCAATATCCACCCACCAGTCTGGAACACATCATCGTGTATGCGGGTGTGATTGCGGCGGTCGGGTTTTGTGGGTTCGCGTTCACAGTGGATGGTCGGTGTGATCCTCCGTCCCCGGATGAGTACTTCAACGCTCTGTCGCCGATCGAGGATGAACAGCAAACACGGTGGGAGGACACCCACTGATGAGCGCGCCACTGTCTTTCCCCGCGAAGTTTCGCGGCACCTGCCCGTGGTGCCGGAGCGTCATCCTCCCGTCCTACTCGACAGGTCACGGCCATCTCGTGGCGTGGATGCGAGTCAACCCCAACGATGTCGGCTTGCAGGTGGTGCATGACAAGTGCGCAGAAGACATCCGAACGCAGAGGAAGGAGTCGGCATGAGTGTGGAGTCGTTACCTCGGAGACGTAACCGCCGTGACGCCGACGAAATACTGGCGAAGGTCATCAACCTGAACACCCGAACCACCGCCGAATGGGTGGCGATGCGGGACGCCCGAGCTGAACGGTCCGCGTGGGACGACCTCGAAGCACTCGCATCCGGTTACGGCTACGACATTGCGTTGCACCGCCGGTCGGGCCGATATCACGCAGAGCTGTCGGCGTGTGGCCGCCGCTATCACGCCGTGTCCTCGCCGTCTCGTGCCGCTGCGGTGGAGTTGTTGGTGGCGTGGCTGGAACGGGAGAACGCATGAGCATCGAAGCCCGTTTGAAAGCCTGCGTCCCCGCCCACTGCTGGGACGACGAACGAGACCTCCAATTCTGTTGGGAATACCCCGGCTCTGACTTTCGGGTTGATGTGGATGAGGACGGCGATGTGTTCCTGTATCGGGGTCGGACATGGACGGCCAAGGGAACGCATTTCGTGACGGCTGATGAGGCCCGCTGGTTGCGGGATGTGTGGCCGGCTGTCTTGCAGTATGTGGAGGCGGTGCAGTCATGAGTTTGCGTCGTGAGTTCGCTATCCAACTTCCCAACGGCAAGCTGGCCTCCAGGGCTGATCTGGCCCCGAATCCGTTCCTGATCGCCACGGATGAGCCGATGGTGTTCCACTCCGAAACCGATGCGAAGGAAGCCGCCCAACACATTCGGGGGGTGGCCCGTAAGTGTGGGGTGGATGACTTGTTGGTGCGGGTGGTGCATTGCTGGTGCGGGCCGTGGACCACGGTGGACCACGGGGAGCAGATTGCGCGGGACTTCCTCGACTACCTGAGGGAGGAAGCGTGAAACACGAACGTTCCCTCCGCTTCCCGATCGACCTTCCGGGGTGGGGGTGACACCTCCCCTCCCGATCCCGACGACACCGAACCGGGCGGCCCGTACCTGTGTCAAAGATGCGGCGACCGAACCCCTTTCCCCACCTGCTACTGCCAACGGAGAACAGCATGAGCTTCATCCGCGAAGTCGTTCACGAAACCTACATTCCGGTACGGCACACCGCCGACGACTGCGACTCACGCATCCGGGTCACGGCCTACAAGAGTGGCGACATAGAAGTCCTACCACTGGCTGTCGGCGTCCCGATCCAAAGCATCGAAGACCTCGACGGCTACATCGACGCACTTCACCTCGCACAGATACAACTCCGCGAGTGGGAGCGCCAGGACGGTGCACAGTGAGAAGACTTCCGGAGATCAGAAGATTCGAACCCGACCAAGTCTGGACTATCCACCCTGATATGACGCAGGCCGAGTTGACTGCGGTGGGGGAGTGGTGTGGCGGTATCGCCCTCGTTGAGGTGGGGCGGGTTGTGGTGAAAGTGCCTACTCCTGAGGGGTTGTTGAACGCTTTCCCTGGGGATCGGATTGTGTGCGAGGCTGGCGACTTCCGAATCGAGGCCGCCGCATGAACCTTCAAGTCTTGTTCAACGGCCTCGGTGTGGTCTGCGGCATCGTGGCCTTCCTTCTCCTCGTCGTGGGCGTCCCCGTTTCTGTCGATGAACCGGCGCGCGTCACATGGGCAGCGCTGATCGGTACGTTGCTGGCCGCGATTCTGGCGGTTGTGTTCTTCGCCCTCGGCGCGGGGGTGACCGCATGACCGAACTGAAAACCCGTAAACCAACCGGCGCAGTGCCCTGGCCCCTCATACTCATCGAAGGTGCCGAGAAGAGCGGCAAAAGCTACGCCGCAGCACAGTTCACCGCCAGCGACAAAATCGGCCAAGCCTACTGGATCGACCTCGGCGAAGGTGCAGCCGACGAATACGCTGCCATCCCCGGAGCCAACTACCTCATCGTCGAACACGAAGGCACGTGGGGCAGCATCATCGGACAGGTCGAAGCGGTCCGCGCCGAAGCCACCAAAGCTGAACCAGGACGGCCGGTCGTGTTGATCATCGACTCGATGACCGCCGAATGGAACCTCCTCAAAGACTGGGCATCCCAGCGGGCCAAACAGTCGAAAGCGGGGAAGCGGGCGTTGGCTGCCGACCCCGACGCCGAGGTGAAACCGGCAATGAACCTGTGGAACGACGCCAACACCCGCCACCAACAGTTGATGCACCTACTGATGACGTTCCCCGGCATCGTCATCGTGACCGCACGCGGTAAAGAGGTCGCAAGCCTCGACGACAGTGGACGCCCGATCGTGGGTAGCAAGGAACACAAGGTGGAGGCACAGAAGGATCTCGCTTTCGATGTGACCGCATGGGTGTCACTGTCACGTGACGACAACCCGAAAGTCATGGGTGTCCGTTCAGTACACGCCGGCGTCCGCCCAGGTGTGGACAAACCGGTGACAGCTCCACAGTTTTCGTTGGAGTGGCTGATTTTCGACGTGTTGAAGTGTGATCCGGTGACTGCGCAGGTGCGGGATTTTGCTTCGCCGGAGGAGTTGGTGACCGATTTGTTGGAGTCGATCGGTCAGGCCACTTCTCGGGACGAGTTGACCCAGTTGTGGGGGGAAGCGAAATCCGCGGATGTGTTGGCGGTCGGGTTGGATGGCGGTCCGACTGTGCGGGATGCGTTGGCTACCCGCGCGGAGGCCATCAAGGAACCCGATCACGATGCTGCGCAAGCGACTCTTACGGATGCTCTCGGAGCGGAGGAACAACAATGAGCGACTTCATGGGCGTAAGCGACACTCTTGGTCCCTTAGCCAAGACACAAGGTGGCGGACGGAACCCCAGGTACAGAGTCTCCAGAACCAAGCCGGTCTACGTGCCAGATGAGGAGAACAGCGGGGATGCGCACCGCGCCCAGTATGCGTTGCAGGCGGCGGGGATGCTGCGAACCACAGGGTCCACCTTTGCAGCGTTTTTCGCTGGGATAGAGCGGCAACCCGATTTCATGCGGCAGGCCGTGTGCGCGGAAACAGATCCGGAAGTGTTCTTCCCGGAGAAGGGTGGTTCGGTGGCGCAGGCGAAGAAGGTTTGTGCGGGCTGCGATTTCACTGAGGAGTGCCTTCAGTACGCGTTGGACAACGGGGAGCGATTTGGTATTTGGGGTGGCCTTTCGGAGCGTGAGCGGCGGCTCCTGCGACGCGATGGGAGAGCGGCATGAGTCATTGGCGGGACCGCGCATTGTGCCTGGGGAGAGCAGACATGTTTTCCCCTGACGAGGTGGAGTCGAAACCGCGTGAGCACGCGATGAAACGGCTGACGAAAGATGCCCGCCAGGTGTGTTTGATGTGTCCGGTGATCGCCGAGTGCGCTAACACGGCGTTGGGGCAACTGTATCCGTGGGGTGTGTGGGCGGGTATCGCCTTCTCCGGGAATCGGATGCACCATTTGCAGCGCGACAAACTGCGGGCGTTGGCGGCGATTGAACGGGTGGCGTCGTGAGCGCCCCGGGCGAGAAGTACACACGGAACGTGGTGAAAGACCGCTCCGGCGGGTGTTGTGAACGGTGCGGGAAACCGGGCACCACCATCCACCACCGGAAGAAACGCGGCCAGGGTGGGCCGTGGACACCGGAAAACTGTGTCGCACTTTGTGGGCACGGAACTGTTGGTTGCCATTCGTGGGCTGAGCACAATCCGAACGCCGCCCACGCTGAAGGTTTTCATGTTCGTCCGTGGGAGGACGAAAACACCATCCAGATTTTGCATGGTGAGCGTGGCTGGGTGTGGTTGGACGAATGCTATGTCACCGACGAGGTGTGGGCGTTGCGGTATCGGGCTCCTGGCGCGGTGGAGGTGGAGGATGTCGGCTGATATTCCTCGCCCTTACCTGGAGTGGGATGCGATTTTTCGTGACTGTGTGGAGTGTGCGGCCCGTGTGGGCGAACTGTGTGTGAACCCCATTAGTGGGGTGTCGAAAAGACTTCCGTGTGTGGCACGGACCAAACCAGAGGAGACAGAACAGTGATTGATTTCGACAATCCGCCGACGATGGCGAGAGATTACCGCGGCACCATCGAGGTGTACCCGCATACCGTGTATGCCCGCGTCACACACCGCGAATCGACCGAGTGGCGGTGGCGGTGCAGATCGAAGAACAACCAGATCATCGGCAGCGGTGAGGGATACACGCGCAAGTCGGGCGCACTCAACGCGGTCGAGGCGCAATACGCGGTGAGACTGACAGGCACTGTGACCACTCGCGCCTTGCGTAGCGCTGTCGTGCCGTGGCGTCTGGTGATCGACGGCCAGGTCGCCAAGATCGGAGCACTGTACTGATGACCGCGCAACGATTCCGTAAGAAGCCCGTCGAGATCGAAGCAATGCAGTTGTGGGCCGATAATGCTCACGAGGTGGCCGAGTGGTGTGGCGGTAAGCTCTACGGCCACTTTGGTCCTGACCTACGGCCAATCCTCCCCACCCTCACCATTCGCACCCTTGAGGGCGACATGTTGGCAGGTCGTGGCGACTGGATCATTCGCGGCGTTCAGGGCGAGTTCTACCCCTGCCGCGCTGACATTTTCGAGCAGACCTACGAGGCGGTCGAAGAATGATCTACACAGAAGAGCTGCTCTTGAGTCGCACTGCGCAGTCCGACGACTGTCTCATCTGGCAAGGAGCTAAGGCCGGTAAAGGCTACGCCGTGTCCTCAGATGATCGTGAGCGATATGTCCATCGACTCATGTTGATGCTCAAACTGGGTGCACCGCTCGGAAAAGGGGAGCAATCCGCACATCGTTGCGGGCGGATCGACTGCATAAACCCGGAACACCTGTACGTGGCCGATCAAGCTCAGAACGAAGCGGACAAGCGCACACACGGAACGTATCGACACGGAAAGCCCGGGACAAGTCATTGCGGCCGGTACTTGACACCTGGCATTGGACCGAAAAGCAAACGATGCAAAGGGATCGCTGGACATGAAGGTCCGTGCAAGCCCGACATCTTCACCGCCACTTACGAGGCGGTGTCGGAGTGATGTGTCAGAGCGTCAGAGTCGCCGGCGTAGAAAACGCGGATGGTTCGTTGACGAAGTTTGTGCCGAAAGCGGATCTGGACAAGGCGAACACCACGATCGACCGTCTGTCTGCCGACTGCGACCGGTACATGGGCGAGCGGGATGACTACCGCGAGGCCCTGTTTCGTTCGCAGCGCGTCGTGGCTGAGGTTGCCAAGGTGTGCGGTCTCGATGGCGGTTCACTCGACCAGTCGGTGGCTGCTGCTGTCGATCGAATGACCATCGAGCGGGATGAGGCTGTGTCCCAGCATGACGCGGATGCCGCCCTCATCGCCGAACTACAGGCGCAGGTGGAGGCGTCGTACGCCGAGCGATCGGAGCCGGAGCCCAGTCTGTCGTGGCGTCTCCGGGCAACCGCCAACCGCCTGTCCAACGCGAGCACGGACGACCGCGACTACTACCACCTCGTCAACGACTTGATCGATGAGGCCGAACGTTTGGAGCGTGAGCGGTCCGAGTCCGCCGAACGAGAACAACGCATCGAGAAGGCAGCGGAGGTCGCGTGCGATGCGGCTGCCGAACCGACCGGGGAGGCGGACTGGGGCCGTGCGCCGGAGTACTATCGCGAAGCCTTCCGTGCCGCCGCCCGCGCTCTCGACAGAGCAGGGATGCTGACAGGCGGTGACGCATGAGCAGCGCAGTCACCATCGCCAATCCCGGCCGTCCACTACCCACGATGGAAGGCAAAGTGTCCGGCATCATCGCCCACGACCGGCCCAACGCCACTGTCCAATGCTCGGTATGTCACCGGACTGCCACCGGAAAAACGTTCTTCGCGGTCAAATGGGCCGACTTCGCCAACGACGACCGCGATGACTGGGACCACCCCAAACCGGCTCTGCCGTACCGACGGTGCGAGGACTGCCGTAGCCGGAAGCTTCACCCGCAACTGTCGCTCGATGAGGCCACCCCATGACCCGCGCCCGTGCCCGTGACATCGCCGTCGGCATCGTCGAATGCCTCCCCTACCTGCCGATCATGCTGCCCTGGCTGGCAGTCATGACATTCGAGATCGTGAAAGACATCGCCTACCACGAAGGATGGCTGAAAGTATGACCGACGACCTCACCGATGAGATCGCTGTCGCCCTGCTCAGCAAGGTCGTTGGCGTTGGCTATCAGGCTCGCGGATACATGAACGTCGGGGATGCGTACGATCTCGCTGAGTCTGTCGCTGCTGTCGTCAACGCCCACAACACCGTTGAGGCTGGAGGAGTTGGAGGCACTGCCAGTTGGGTCGGTGGTGCGCGATGGCTCAGGGCTCATCTTCAATCGCGGACCAGACGGCGAGGGTGATGTCGTGTGGTGGTTCGACGGCGACCCCGAAGACGCCTCTGTGATCGCCCTCCCCGCCCGTGTCCTCTACCGCCCCACCACGTCAGGAGACGCCGATGTCTGACCCGAACACCCCAGAACAGGTTGGCAGAGCGCTCGTGGCGGCAGGGTTCATTCACCGCTCCGAGGCCCAGAAGTACGGCACTGACATCCTCTCTGCCCTGCGTGAGGCTGGCTACGAGGTCGTCAAACTGCCGGAGTGGCCAGGGTGTGCCGATGTCGGTGTCATTGCCATCGATATGGAACCGGATGCTGACAGCGAATACGCAGGCGGTCCATTTCTGGTCGCCCGATTCGAGGGCATCGACAAGCCCGGTCGATTGTTTGACCGCCGCCCACTCGCTGCCGCTCTCCTCGCTGCTGCCCGCGCCGCTGAGGAGCGTGCCCAGTGACCGCCGACAGGCACGACCCGGCCATCGCAGCCGCGCGCAGGGCATGGGTTGGGCGCATGGACGGCTGGACGGACCGCAACGTGCCCGAGTCGATGGTTGCCGCCGCCCGTGAAGCCCTCGCACCACTGCGCGCCAAGCACCACAAGGTGCAGCGCCCCGACGGCACATACCGGTGCACCTCATGCCGTGACGGCTATGGGGCGCACGCCGACTGGCCCACCGGCACCGACCGACTGCTGTACGCCGAGGAAGAACTATGACCGACGTCCACATTCTGCCCGAACAGACATCCGACCAACGCACCCACACCCTCGACGGTCACCACTGCTGGTGCGGGCCGTGGGTGCGCACCGATGTGGACGAGGGTGTCCGTACCGTCCGCCACGTACCCGAGGAGGAACTATGACCGCTCGATACGCACAAACCAACCTGCACCTGCACGAAAACGGTGAACAGGCACTCAATTCCGCCACCAAGCGGGAACGGAACACGACCATCGTCATCGGCGTGGACCAGCAAGACGGAATCCTGCTGGTCGACATCGACACCCAGGCCGACATCTGCTCGGGGGTTGCCGAACTACAGGACCACCTACGCCTCATCATCGAGGCTCTCGATGGAGACAAGCTGCCATGACCGACATACGGGAACAGGCCCGACAAGCACTCGACGGCGATCTCGTCGAGCCGATGGCCCTCTCCTGCGAGACGATCGCGGAAGTCGAAGAAATGCACGCACGTGGGATTGCGTCGATGACCGACTGCACGTGCAACGAGAATGGTCACCTCAGTACCATCCACGATCTGGCGATCGAAGAAGTCCCAGCCCTACTGCGGACGCTACGGTCGCGTGACGCTCTCATCGCCGGGTTGCTCGCCGAACTGGAACGG